AATCGGAATACCTTGTGAAAAGGGCCGAATTTCAGCAGCGCCTAAATAAGGTCGACAGCGAAATATCGGCCCTGGCCTCTAAATGCTCGTCTACTATGTCCGTGGATATAGAAATGTTTTCCCGCTTCCTTCTGGTCCACAACCTTTATACCGCGGATAATATTCGCGAGGTCTTGCCTGCCTTGGACAAGCAAGTCGTACAGGAGTTTTTGCAGCAGGTTATTAGCTTCATAGAAGTGGCCGATGGAAGGGTTACCAAGATTGCTTTTAACTCGCCTGATGGGGAAGTTGTTCACCGGTTTATCTACCGTGAGCCGCCCTCGTAAAAAGCGGCTTTTTTATCGGGTTTCTGGGTGTCTCACTTTTACCATCTGACAGCCGTATGTAAATGTGAGATACTTAAGCGGACGTTTTCCTTTATCACTCATAAAGGCTCTTCCTTTCTGATTTTTGATACTTATGATTATTATACCGTACGTTTTGGGCTAAAACAACAAAAGGAGGGGCTCGGGTAACACCGACCCCTCCTTTCTATTATACCTGCTTGGCCCATTCTTCCCCAAACTCATCTTTGAAAGTTCTAAGAGCCGCCTCGATAAGCCCTTTTACCTCTTCCGGGGTGACCTTTAAGCCCAGCTCGCTGGCCCTGGCCGCCAGCCACTCGGCAGCCTTCTGATATTTTGCTTCCCCGTGGATATCCTTGTAGACCTGTTCAACAAACCGTACCGCTAAGCCTGCCAGTTCTTGTTTTGTGGCCAGTTCGGCCTCAATCTTTTTCATACCCTCTACGCCCAGCCGTTTCCGTAACCAGGCTACAGCATAGCCAGCGGCTACGGTAGCTAGGAGCACCAGAACGTCATATAGCACCCGTAAAAGCAAATCGTCCATTTACGCTGCCCCCTTAATCATTTTTTGAACCTCGGCCAGGACGTAACCGATGGCCCGATCCACGATTACTGCCGCCTCCGCCCTCGTAATCGGGGAATTGGGGTCAAAGGTCCCGTCGCCTTTCCCACTGATAACGCCAATCTCGGCCAGGTGCTCAATGTTGCCCTGCGCCCAGTGACCCACGATATCCTTGAACATGGTTGCCGCCACCTCCTCGAGTTTTAAGCCGAAATACATCATGATGGCCCGGGCAACCCCCTGGGCCTGTTTCCGCAGAAAGCCATCGTCAAACAGCAAGGCCGCCTCTTCCGGGTTTGTGAGGAACCCCCGCTCAATGATGACCGCCGACATGTTCGTGTCTCGAATTACAGCATAATAGTCCTTGCCCGGGTATTTTTTGCTTTCCCTGGTCCATACACCACGATCTCCCCGGGGAAAGGGTTGCCGGCCCGTGGTCAGCGTTACCTGGTCTACCAAAAGCCTGGCTAGCTTATTGCCGCCTTGCCCCGGCTTGGAGTGGATACTGTGGATAGCATGATGCCCCTTGGCGCTCGGGCCGCCGGCGGCATCGGCATGAAGGCTCACAAAAATGTCAGCTCCCCAGCGGTTGGCCATCCGGCTCCGCTCCGAGAGGTCTAGATATCGGTCGTCTCGCCTGGTGAGCAAGACCTCAATGCCAGTACCATGCAGTTCTTGCTCGACCATCAGCGCAACCCGAAGGTTCGAGTCTTTTTCCTTCCGCCCGTCTGCGGTGAGCGCCCCCGAGTCGCTGCCGCCGTGGCCAGGGTCAATACATACCTTCTTTGGCACTCACAACACCTCCTAAATCGTGGGTTTATTATTTTTCACCTGTGGTGGCGACTCGCTGTAGGAATAAGGGTAAGACTGATAGGAAGTCGGTGGCGCTTGCGGACCCTGGGTACGGTTGAACCAGATACTCGCGCTTTCCTGTACAAAATAGCCGCCCAGGATTATCCCGATGAGCGGTACCAATGCTTTCACTAACCCCAACGCATCCTGGCTACCCAAGGCCTTGTAACAGAAGTAGAGGAATACACTACAAAAACCGGTCGCCAATAGGTCCTTGAAAGAGAATTCATATGGCCGGCTGAAGAAGTTCCTCATCGTCCTCACCGCCTGGCTCGTTCAAGCAGTTCGTCGATTTTAGCCTCCTGCCGCGCCAACGCCACCTGGATTAATGTAGTTAGCTGTTCTAGGGCCTTGGTGTTATTTTGGACCACCTCGGCTAACTCCTGGTCGCTTTTTTGTCTGAACCACTGAGCTACTAAGAAAAGCAAGCCTGCTACCGTAAAAAATGCAATGCCATACTGGGCGATCTCAGCCCCTGGCATAGGCGTCACCTCCCGGCCAGGTTGTCATCGTTTTTCTCACCGGCATCCCCTCCTCGCACAAAAACAAGCTCGTCAAATAACTTCTTCCGTAGTTTGTAGCTGTTGCAATGCTTTAAGAGGCCCAGGTAGCTTTGCACGCTGGCGTTTACCTCTTCCAAATCAACTTCACCCCGGGCATAAGCCCGTTGAAGGTACTTGAGACGTCGTTTCATTTTGAGGGCCGTCCTCTTGCGGAGTTTCCTGTGAGTGGGCCATATCCGATACCCGCAAAAATCAACTCCCTGGTCCGCCGTCCGGACGGTGGTCTTGTCATTGAGCACCAGGTGCAAATGGTCCTCTAGAAAGGCCCCAATCTCCTCCTTAAGCCGCCAAAGATATTTCTTGTCCGGATGCAGAATGATCACGTCATCCATGTAGCGGATATAATACCGCACTTTCAGGACGTGCTTGGCGTACTGGTCCAGCTCGTTCAGGTAGAGGTTGGCAAACATCTGCGATGTGAGGTTGCCGATAGGCATCCCAACTCCCTCAACCCTTTCGCACTCAAAGCCGTGGTCACCCAAGGGAATACCAAATTTGGTATCCTCCGACCGGATGATGATCTCCAATAGCCAGAGCAGGTCCTTGTCGGCTATAATCCGTCGCAAGATTCCCATAAGGACATCGTGATCCACCCGGTAGAAATACTTACTGATATCAAGTTTAAGGACGTAGGTCCTGGGATATCTTCGGGCCAGGTACCGGAGCCAGTATTGAAGCCGGTCCGCCGCCCGGTGAGTCCCATAGCCTACCCTGCAGGCGTAACTGTCCGAGATATAGCGCCGGTCCAAAAGTGGATTGAGCACCCGGTAGATGGCCCACTGAACCACCCGGTCCTTAAATGGCAAGGCCATAATCAGCCGTTTCTTTGGGTCGTAGACGAAAAACTCCCTATACCTGCCCACCTTGTAGGTCTTCCAGATTAGCTCGTTCTGAATGTTGATCAAGTTTTCTTCGAGGTTACGGGTGAACGCCAGGACTTCATCTCGGAACCTCTTGCACTTACGGGCCTCTCTATAGGCCTCCAGAAGGTTCTCGAAATCATAAATCCTGGGGTAAAGGTTTTTCAGTTTTTTCATGTCATCACCTCTTAAAAAGAGGGCCGGGCGTGGCACCCTTCGCCCCTGCGGGGCTACTAACTACCTTCCCGGCAATTCAGTTTTTTGCCGGTCCCGAACTTTGGCGGGAGCGCGGCAGGGAAGAAAGCCCCTTTACCCCTGTGCGCTGGAGGCAAGCCCTTGAGCTTACCACTTCTGGCTACAGGGTGAAGCCGCGCGGAAGCCGATGTTGTTGCCCGAATTCGAGCGGGCGTTGTTCAAGTTCAGAGCAAACACCCCGGCGCTGGAGCCGTTGTTCCAGTTCCCACCCCGGATCGGGACGCGCTTTGGCTTTCTCCCCAAAATAATTAACGTGCTGATTTGAGCCAGCCGCCGATCATTTTTCCTATCTCTGTAGTCATCTTGGCCCAGTTTTCATACTTTCTGATGGGCAAAAACCCCAGGTCCTTTGCAAGCCGTATATAGTAGCGGAGAATTTCTAACTGGACGTCAGCCTCCTGGATGGCATTCTTTTTGTAATATCTTTTGTTTGCCATAATGATGGTCTCAAGCAGCTTGAACATGGCCCGCTTGGTCTCTGCCGCTAAGGTATGCTTCTCACTCTTGGGGTACTGCCGCAGGCAAATATATCCATACTGGATCATGTCGTAGGTCTTTTGAAGAACCTTCAATTTTTCTGCCAAGACTTTTACCCCCGTGTTAAAGGACTGGAGGGCGGGCTATCGCCCGCCCAACAGATTTCAGGTTTCAGAACCCAGATTACACGGGAATAAAAGCCGCGCGGAAGCCGATGTAGATGCCCGAAGACGAGCGGGCGTAGTCCAAGTACAGAGCAAACACCCCGGCGCTGGAGCCGTAGCCCCAGTCCCCACCCCGGATCGGGACGCGCTCGCCGTAGTTACGCACATAGAGGCCGTCGCCACCAAGATCAGCGCCCGGGGGCTGGATGGCAAGGTGCTTTAGCATGTCGGGTGGCGTAAAGTCAGTTTCAGCCGTTAGGTTCTCAAAAGTCATGGAACTGTAGCCATAGTAGGCGTCCGATGTCGGGTCGGTGGTGTACATCGGGTTAGTCAGATCCGGGCTCAGGATGGGGTCCCCACCCACATCGTGAGAAGACTGGGTGTCGTCGCCTGCGGTGGTGTTATCGAAGTATACCCCGGTATCTACCCACCCAGTGACATCACGATGGTTGTTCTGGGTTTCGAAGTTGTTCTGGGGTTCTCCACCAGCCCCGTGTACGTAGATTTTGCCGTCTACCAGTTTAAGTCCATCGATCCATTCCCAAACGTTGCCGTTAAGGTCGGCGATTCCAAATGGCGTGTTGTCATGGTACCAGGAGGCGGGCCCGCTTCCTGTAGCTACCCGGCCGACGTGGTAATACTTGTCGCCGTCAATCTTATAAGCCCGATTGTTCCAGTTGTAATCGAGAATCCAGTCATAGGTTTTGCGGCCGTTCTCATATAGTGCTCCATGGTCGGCACCAGCATAGTTATTGCCCCGTGGCATGAATCCGTTCTTCCAGCACCAGAGGGCAATGGCCGCCCACTCCGCGTTCGTCATTATGTGCCAGCCTTTGCCCTTGGCAATGCAGTAGCCCCTGGCCTGGTCAAAGTTCACATAGACCTTCGGGTCCTGCATGGGAAGGGAGAGAGCACGGCCGCCGACCACTACGTTCTGAAACTTGGAGATGAAGATTTCATCGATTATCCGGTCGTTAACAATAAAAGCCGGATGGGGGTCGGAAGGCCATGTTGGGTCGATGTCGCTTAATTTAAAACGCGGAACTACTACCATAATCGAGGGATAACCCAGATCATCATAAAGCACTGTATTCTTCCCGCCAGAAGCGGCCTCTACAGCTTGCCGATAAGTGTCTTTAATGCTAAAGATCATACTTCACTACCTCCTTCACTTATTTGGGGTAGGGCCCACAGGTTTAAAATCACAGAGTCCAAATCAATCGGTAGCGCTTCAGGCGCCATTACCGGCGCCCCATTCTCGTCAACCTGGCCGGTGTCTACCAGACGGTAGCGTTTGGAAGGAATTATAATGGTGGCCACGTACCACCGACCCAGGCCTTCCACTAGGTGACCGTCGTCGTGGCAGATGTCAATTACCGTTTCGGTATCGGTCTGGCGTTCGGCAAGATCAATAGAAACGGCCCCGCCACCCAGGGTCAGGACTGTCCCGTTCAGTTCGTAATCAATTTTCGGTCCCTCATTTACTTCTCGGACAATCAATCCCCTTCACCTCCCTATGCAATATCCGGATTGACAATGGTCCAACGAACCTGAATATTATCGGCAGAGCCGGTAGGCCTGATCTTGAACCCGTTGCTCGCCTTGTCATAGACCTCCAGCCGGCCAACCTTATCCAGGTCGCTGGCGTTCTCCACCGTGAGCAGCACATCATAGCCCGGGGTGTCCAGCATCGGATAGCCAGTCGGACTGACTAAAGCGAAGGGCTTGGTGTTGTAGTAGTTGGGATGGCCCGCTTCAATCCTTCGCTGATCTGTAAAGGTGCAGGCACTCAAGTCGGTACCCTGGTCTCCTGCCGGTACTACTATCTGATAGAGTTTTAGTTTGCCCTCCGGCACTGTTTCGCCAAGGTAGACTTTATATTTGCCCGCCTCCTCATCCCAATCCAGCCAGGCATAATACGTCTTGTCTACGGTGTCCGGGTTCGTAGGCACCACTGCCACGTTTTGCTCGTCTGGGATCACCACATCTTTGCCATCGACATAAACCTTCGAGACATTACCGGCTGTATACGTTCCGGTTTTGGTGATCTGGATGTTTCGCGAATTTGGTACCCCGCTGATGATGGCCCCCTCTATCACCAGTTTGTTATAGATCATGACCGTGCCCTGCTGCAGCCGCTGCTTCTTCCACTTGTCCAGCTCGAGGTCGGTGGCACGAATGGCCCGCATAGCCTCCATCAAGGTAGCTCCCAAGGCCTCCACACCAGGGGATAGATACTCCTTCAGGTCGGTCAGGAAATAGGTCGGCGTTACGTCCCTGGCCGCAATGACGTCATGGAATAACTGGTCTGGCCGCGGGTTGTCCTGTCCATAGGCCGGGGCACCGTCCGGGTTCGTAGCAGCATCATAGGCCGTCTGGTTCCGTCTATGAACTTTAAATAAACTCAAGGCATAGACGTAACCGGTGGCACATTTAAGGGTATCGCAGGCCGCTGCGGAACCGTCACCGGCTACATAGAGCTTCGGGTCTGTGCTGGAAGGCGAGAAGGTATAAGTGGTATCTGCCCCGGCCCCGCCCCAGGCCTTGACTTTGTCCCCGTGGTTTACGCCGTCGGGGTAATTCACGAAATCCACATCCGCCACGGTCCGGATGCGCCAGCGCAGTTGAATGCGCCTGGTGGTCTCGTCCCCGATAGTGGTATCCTGAAGGTCGTTAGTCTGGGTGCCGCTTTGGACGCCGCCATATTTATAAACGTTTTCGCTGTCGGCCTCCGGGGAGCCGGTCGGCGCTACTTCCTCGAACCAGAACTCGATAAAAGCCAAGTCGTCCCGGTAACCGCTAATGGGAGCCTCCGGAAAAATGATATCGTTTGCTATATCGCTCCGGTTGGCCCCGGCTATTTTGACCAGCCAGCCGTTGACCAGGGCGTAGGTCTCGGCTAGGCGCAGGGAGTTCAGGGGCGATGTTACCCCGGTAGTTAACGCTCCCAGGGAAACTATGCCCGATGGCATTAACTGCCTCATAATTTGCGCTCGAAGATGGTTTTGAATCTGCTGCAGGAGGTTAACCTCCGAGTCCAGGGGCGGCTTGCCCTGCTGGAACATGACCACCGTAAAGCTCCGGTCGGTAGGGTCAAGGAGCCGGGATACCCCTGTGCTCACGACCGGTCCGTCCGACCAGAGTTCCCGCTGGGTAGTATCGCCCTGGTACTTTACCAGCTTCTCTGCCACATTAGACCGCCTCCTTCAGTTCTTTTTTCCACATGTATCCCAGGACCGGCTTGCCGTTGAGGACCATGCCAGCCTCGGGATTGAACTTCTTGTATGTCCGCACATCCGGGTGATTTATGATCTCCTGCCTGGTCTCGATGGGTCCTCGATTGAGAAGGGTGCCGCCGTCGTTCTTGACGGTGGTTTCCAGCACCGGATGATGGACCACCACCTGCTCGCTAGTCTTTGGCCCGGCATTGAGCCTGGTCCGGCCAGTTACAGTCAAAGTTGAGCTGTTGAACCGCGGCCCCGTGAACCGGTGCTCAGTGATGGTTTCATCCCAGCCACGGTCCACCACATCCTCGATTACGGTACCGCGGGTATTGAGCGCCGATAGCGGTGCCACAAACCGCTTATAGGTCCGGCTACCTGGGTGGGTAATAATCTGCTGTTGAGACACCGTCGGCCCGGCATTGAACAGTTGCCCGGCTGGGAAGGTTTTTTTGGTCACTAGAACCTCATGATGTGTCACCGCCTGCTCGCTTGCTTTAGGCCCCTCATTGGCCTTACCAGTACCGTTGAGTTTCAGGGTGGGGCCGTTGAGCCGAGGGCCGGTGAATTTGTAATGGGTAACGGTCTCGTCCCAGCCCTCGTCGGTAGTGACGGTCTGAACTGCCCCGGCATGATTGAATTTCATGCCACCTAGCCGCGGCCCGGTGAACGTCTTAAAAGATACAATTTCGCTCCAAGAGGTATCTTCCGTTACGGTCTCCACGGCGCCCGCAGCATTGAACCGCGGGCCGGTGAACACCTTCCGCGTCTTGGTCTCCTGCCAGGAAAGGTCCTGGGTCACCATCACCAGGGCTCCGGCCTGGTTCAGCAGGAGCATCCGGTCTGGGATACCGACCACCCCGAAATATTCATTTGCCGCTGTGAATTTCCACACCACGCGAAACATAGAGGGGAAGTCCAGGGCGCTCAACATCCGCCAAGGTACCCGTATCCAGAACGTCCGGCTAGGCCGGTGGGTGATGATATCCACCTGGTAGTCCTTGTTGGCCTCTACAGTGAAAATCTTTATAGCGGGGATAATAGCTTTGTAGGTTCCCCGCCATTTCCACAGCCTGGGCAGCTCTTTGGCCAGCCTTCGCTGTTGGACTTCAGTCAGGGGTATTTGCTCCGTCCAGCCCTCCTCAAAAAGCATGTGGGGTAAAACCGAAGCCGGACAATGATCTGGGTCTAAAATGTTGGTCCAGTTTGCCAGTTCCTCGAGGACTAAAGCAAAACCCTGCTCCATCACATCGAGCAGGGCTCGCGTTTCCTTGTCTTCCAGGTATATTGCCGGCACTCTTATCATGATTGCACCACCACCAGGCCAGAGGTATCGCCAAGCGCAACTATTTCCACAGCCGCCGGCACCACATCCCCTGCTGGAGCCGTAAGAGCTACGTTATAGACACCGGGGATATTCCGTAACGCTGCAATGATGGTGCTTAGATAAAGCGGCTTACCGAAGTCTACTATATAGGTGTTATTTTCGTCCCTCTTGGTGTAACTGAACAGGTCGGCGAGGACGGTTTGGACCTGAGCCTCTATTGCCTCCTTATCGGCTGTGGATAATGCGTAAATCGTGCCAGCGATATCCACCACTTTGTAAAGCGGGTCTACTACCTCCAGACCCATGGTTGGCGGCATAGGCTTGTTTTGGGTCAACTCTTGCGTGACCGCATCCTTGAGGGCCTGGCTGGGCAAGCCGCCACCTTCCGGAACGATATAAACTCGGGCGGTATTATCAGGAATACTGCTGTCCTGCCAGGTGAGCCGGCATAACGCTCTGGCCACACCTGCTACGCCTTCAGCGTTAGCCTGAATATCGTCAACAGTGGTGCTAACTTCCCTAGATCTGGCCTCTTGAGGTGCTCGGTACCTCGCAACTTCCATGTCTTCTCTATCCGCTCCGCCTGTTGCTGCCACAGGGTTAGTAACAGAAATCGAGACCATATTCCCCAGGCTGTCCGTAAACGTAGCCGGAATTAGAGTTATCAGCCCCGCAGGTACGTTACCCTTGGCACCGCCCCCTGTTTCGTAAGTCACCTTAATATTTCCGGTTGGAATTGCACCGTTTGTCCCATCTCCAAACAGAATAGTAGCTTGGTCATTTTCGTCTACTTCTACTAGGAATATCTTTGACGCCGGGTCTGTTGCGATGAACACCTCGGCCTCGTCCCACAGTTCTCCATTTACCTCCACTCGAGCTGAGCCGTCGAGGTACGGCCCAAAAGAAAGGCGCAGTCTTTGGTTTGGCGAGCCGTCCCCCACGAATTCTTCTGTTCGGGTCTCGGCGTGTTTGGCCGAAACAGTTCCTTCGGTAGCTCCCGCCGGAATGACCAGTTCCGCCTGAGTCTCGAACACCAGGGGTTCTGGGCCGGTCGTCAGGACCTGGGTTTTGGCCGGGATGACTACGTCTCCCGCGGCCGGTGCTGCAAGGGTAAACCGCAAGTCCACGGTGGCAGCCTGGGGCCCTGCCATCTTATAGCTAAGCCGCTTCAGAATTTTAATCATGTTGCTCCGTTGGGTAACTGTCGAAAGAAAAGCTTCCCCTGCCTGTCTGTCCATGTAGTAATGCAGTTGGTCGCCCACGTAGGCAACGGCCTCCAGCAAGACGTTGCCTACATTGGCAATGGCAAAGTCCGTCCAATTCGGGTAACGCGCACGAATGTAAGTCTTGAGTGCCTCGTAAAGTGAAGCAAAATCTCTTGCTGAATAATCAATAGGCGGTAATGCCACTATCTCACCCCCTTATCACGTAGGGGTATTCTAGGCCCGCTTGCTGCCCTGTAGCCAGGATGGTATAGAGTATATACACTCTAAGCACTGTCTCGTCAATTTCGCTGGTGACCTCATCAACCCTGATCCTGGGCTCCCAGCGTTCTATGGCCTCTTTAACGTAAAACTCTATCACCGGCAAGAGGTCCTCAGAAAGGTTTTCGAATATCATGGCTGCCGCCTGACAGCCAAACTCGGGTACCATGGGCCGCTCGCCGGGAATGGTGCCGAGGATTTGACGGATGCTACTGGCGATTAGCTTCTCGCCTGTAACCAGTGCGAAGTTTCCCGCTCCGTCAGAGGTCATCGGAAAATCCGGACCTCTACCTAATACCGCTTCTAACATTTTTACTCACCCCAAAAGCCGCTCCAAATCGGCTTATCGATATCTCCCATCTCAAACTCAATCCAGACCAAAGAGCCAACAGGTACTTTCCACTTAGCTGGACTAACTGGCTGTGGTTCAAGATAGCCGTCTGTGTCTATATCCTGAATTGGTTGCCTGATTGGCAGACATGGCCAGGCCCATTCTGCTAGAGGTTGGTCCCCAAACAGGGCCGGTACCTTAACCTTAACCCTCCCCATGTTTTTGGGGTCCTTGCCGTCTACAACAATACCCCGGTACTTCCCGAAGAATCGAACTTCATCTGGCAAAGCCATCCCGCATCAACCTCCTGCCAACCGGCGGCCAGTTGGTGCTCTTTGGTTATTGCGCTTTGCGGCCGTCGCTTTTAGTAAGCCACCGGGGGCTGTTGCATTCCGCACCAGCCAGCCTCGTATAATGTACTGGCCGGCAATAATATGCCTGGCCGACCGTACCCTATATAAACCGTCCCACCTGCTCCCATATCCCCGAACCTCCACGATAACCCGGGCCTGAATTCGGGGATTGCCAACGGCTACAAACTCGGCCAAAACCAGGTCATCCTGCAATAACCGGTATAACCCCTCAGCTTCTTCTCTGGCCGCCTGCTGGTCGTGGTGGGCTACAGCCAGCCGGTAGCCAGTGGCCCCAGCCGGGTAACTATCCTGGAAAGTTGCTGACCCGGTCACCGTCCGTTGGGCCGTTCGGTCGTCTATATTGACCTCAAAAGGCTGCTTAGTCCACGGGTTTATTCCCGCCGCTGTCACCCTTGCCGGCCGGGCCAGTGTGTTTTCAGTCGGGTAGAATTCGGTTAAGGTTCCCCCGCCGCCCGGAATGTAGGTTAAGGTATCTACCGGGCCGGTCTCCCACCGCCGGTGGTGGAAATGAAGGACCTTGTTTTCCACGTAGCATTCGAACCCGATGCGCCTGGCCAGCCGTCGCAAGAAATGCAGGTCACTTTCGTTTACCTGGGCCACCTGGGGGTGCCGGTATTTGGTGGGCTCGATATCTGTGCCAAACCCGTAAGTTCTGGCGATCTGGCCGGCAATCTCGGAATAAGTGACCGTAGCCCATATCCTGGAGCGCGAAACCCGCTGCAAGTCATGGGCTTCTTCATAAGCAATTACCCTGAAGTCATGGCCCCCACTGGCTCGGTGTACACGTAGCGTTTCCTTGTATAGATTGGCGCCCAAACCGAAGGAGACGCCCAGAGCATCTCCCTGGGCGAACACCCCTTTGTCGGCTATTTTTGCTCCTTCCTTAAACCTGATTTCGGCCCTGGCCAAGCGATCCTCCGCAGTCTCAAACTCAAAATAGTAGGCTTGACGTTCCAGGTCTGGTGGAAGTCGCTGTCCCTTTACTGTTAGAAAGAATACTCCCTCGCTCATAGCAGCACCTCATGCACTGTTCGAATGGAAGGGATAGTTAACGCCGTGCCCGGCTTGGGCTCTTCCAAGGGGTTAAAGACGTTGTTGAAAATAGCTATGGCCCACCAGAGTTCAGGGTCACCGAGGTAGGTGTAGGCCAGGCTGCTCCAGGTATCACCGGGCTCAGCCGGCACCTGAATATTGTCCGGATAATCCAATTTAGCTGGTCGCTCCACAGGTGGAACATAAGCCCTACCTTGGGTGTCCCTAATGATCTTTGCTTTGGCATACCTGCTTTTTTCGTAGAATGGCATTTTCTGCACCTCGCCCGAACAGCCCGCTACTGCCTTAATCGATCAAGATACGGGCTCCTAGTGGACTGTTTCCGAACCTTAATCTTCTCTACAACCGGCACTACCTTAGGTTTAGGTTTGGCCGGTGGTTTCGGTTTCGGGGGCATTATATCCGGCCAGTGTTTCATTTCCAGGTCAACCTGGAGGTCAATGGGCCGCAATGTAGGTGCCCACCGGAGATAGTGGACTGTAACCTTGGTAACCTTGCACCTGATTATCAAACCCCCTATAGCCAATAAAACCTTGGGTGGTGCCATGGTCCCGTCCGGATGTTTGACGGCATATGGCAACCGCCGCAGCCAGACGACGGCTTTGCTGGTATCGTACTTTGGTCCGTTGGCTATGAACCGCAGGGAAAACTTAAACTTCCAATCCCCGCCGCCCGCAAACTCGCTATGCGGGAAGTTGGCCCCGGGGACATTGGTATTCTCGTATTCAGCCGTCTTTTCGTCATCGAGAAACGTCGGGTTGTATTGGAATTCCAGGCGTTCTCCAGTATCTTCCCGGATCATGTAGCCTTTTTTAACAGGCATTATTGCCACGGCCTCACCCCCTTAGTAAGCGCCCGCCCGAGCTTCGTTCTCGGCCTGGATATTGGCGATGACCTCGGCCAGCACCCGGCCGTCTAGGACCAGTTGGATTGGCTGGCGGATGGTTTCCGCCACCTTGGATATGGTACCGGTTACGGCGGCCGGCTGCTGTCTCGGTACCGGCGCCGGTGGCGGAGGACTGATCGGAACCGCCTGGGGTACCGGAATGGGTACGGACCTTTCGCCCGGAACCGTGCTCGCAGCTCCTGTTCCAGCAACTACAGCAACGGCCTCCGGCTGTGCGCCCATTTGTAAGATCGGTATATCCGGTGGTTCTGGAGTTTCGCAGGTAGTCGCCATGGTAATTGTAGGCTGCGCGGTGAGCCCGTTCAGCCGTTTAAAGTCGGTTTCTACCTGTCGAGTGGCCTCCCGGCTGGCCCACAGGATATTGGCCATCGCCCGCTCAATATAAGACGGGGAGTGAATGCCCAGCCCCTCCTTGAAGCCTTCCCATAACCTGCCGGCCGCTTTTTTGGCCGCATCCCAAAGCCTGGGACCAAAGTTGATTAGGTTCTCGGCAACACCAGTCAAGATGCCCCAGATCTGTCCAGGCAGTCCGCGAATGGTGTCGACCATGCCCGTCACGGCTTGACTGCCCGCCTGCCTCGCTGCGTCCCATAATTCGGCGCCGATATTGAGGATTGTCCCCGGCAGCGCTACGAGGAACGCCCATATTCTCCCTGGTAACTCGGCAAAAAAGCCCGTAATAATTTCTATGCCCTGGCCGATTATTTGAGTGCCCGTATCTCTGATCTGAGCCCACCAGACAGGTATCTGCGTTGCCAGATTTACCACAAAGGCTACTACTCGTCCGGGGAGGCTGGCGAAGAATCCAACCACAGCCTCTACTCCTTCCCAAGCCAGCCGGAGCATGTATCCTATCCCGTACCCAATCCAGTAAGGAATATCCTCCAGGAACAGCTTGCCCAGCAACCCGGGTATTGCACTTATAAAACCAGCAATGGTTTGCGGCAGGCCGGCAAACCAGACTTTAATCTTTTCCCAGTTCTCGGCTATAAGCAAGGGAAGTCCAATCACCGGCATAAAGATGGCTAGGAGGTATTTCCCCCAGGCCGGCAACCCGGAAAACCATCCCGTCAGCTTACTCCAGAAGCCGCCGATGGTAGCTGTTACCCTCTCCCAGTTTCGGACCAAGAGCACAATTCCAACCGACAGCCCCGCGATTGCGGCAATGACCAAGCCTATGGGGTTAGCCGTCAGTGCCGCATTGAGCAGCCATTGGGCTCCTGTCCAGGCCAGCGTAGCACCCCGGACCACCAACATGGCCCCCCGAAGCGCCAGGGCTGCGATCCTAGCGCCAACCGCCTCTATTTTGGTCCACAGTAGCGTATCCTTTAATATGGCCAGGCCTTGAATGGCGCCTGGCAACTGGGCCAAGAAAATCATCCCAAAACCGCCAGCGAGTAGCCCCACCGAGCCGAGAAGCAGCGAATAGGACAGAACCGTCTGCATGGGCGCCGGCATCTTGTTGAAGATGTCCACCACGCGGTCTAAAAAGCCCGCCAGCCCTCGGACCGCAGGTTCAAACCGGCTGCCGATTACGAACCCAGCGCTCTCTATTGAGCCTCCTAACTCCTCAAACGCTCCGTTTAGCCCGCTCATCTGGATATCGGCAGCCTTTTTCGCTGCTCCGGCACTATTCTCCAGTTTAAGCTGCCAGTATTCCAGAGCATCTGCCCCGGTCAGGGTGACCTCCTGGCCATCGATCAAGGCCTTGGCTTGGGCATTAAGTCCTGCAGTGACGGCCCGGATGCCGTCCGTACCGAAAATTGTTGCCAGCACGTAATCTTCAAAAGCCCGTTGTCCTTGGGCCGCAGCACCAGCCAGGCCCCTGGCCTGCTCTGCCGTTAGTCCGTAGGTTTGAGCCAAGGCCTTGAGTTCCTCGTCGGTGGCTTCGGCGAACCCGCTGAACTGATTAACCAGGGCTCCGGCTCCCGCAAACGATTCCTGAAACTCTCGGATTATTTGCGGCCATGGCTTCATGTTGCCTTGGGCGTCTCGCAGGCTCACATTAAGCAGGCGCATGATGTTGTTGGCTTCGCCGGTGGGTGCAATTAAATGCATCATGGCGCTCCGCAAGGAGGTAGCTGCATCCTGAGCCGAGCCAATTACGTTTCTGGCCGCCATTAACCCGGCGGTGGCCGCTTCGACTGATTGTCCGACTTGTCCGGCTACTCCGGCCATGGAACCCATGGCCACCTCGAACTCATTGGCCTTGAGCATAGAGTTTTGGATCGCCGCGGTAAAGATATCTGCTATCCTGGGGGCGTCAGACATAGGCCTCTTGAACCCCTGAACTGCTGCAATAATGGACCTGGCCGCCTCCGGCATTTGAATGTTGCCCGCTGCCGCGAAGTCCGCTACGCCCAGGGTTAACTGTTTGATGTCTTCCACAGCGGTGACGCCGGCTGAGCTTATCTCGTAAATGGCTTCGGCCGCCTGGCTGCCGGAGAATTTAGTATCGGCACCGACCTGAATGGCGAATTTACTTAACTCCTGGAATTCCTCCTTTGTCCACTGGGCCACGGACTGGGCGTTTAGCATTTGCTGCTGGAAGTTACCGAAAGATTTAACGGCCTTACCAATCCCGTATACCCCTGCGGCTCCTACACCTGCTAAAACCATGCCGCTTCGTTCTAGGGCGGCCCGAACTCTGGCATCTCCCAGGGCCCCCATTTGGCGCTCCAACTGGTCCAAGCTGGCCTTGGTCTTGTAGTACATCTCCTCGGCGTCTGCCGAGACGTTCTTAAAGGCCTGATCTATCCGTCGCAAGCCAAGGGTGGCCTCGTCTTGTACGAAGAAGTGAAACCCTAGCCCCATCATGTTAAAATTGAGAGCCACTTAGCCACCCCCTTTAACGGCATCCGCTTCCTTCTGAAGCCTCTCCATTAGTCTCTGGTAAAGCGCATTCTTCCAACTCACCGGCATCCTCATAATTTCTGAAAACTGCTGCCCAAGCCCTGACCCCATGGTGGAGTACATCAGCCAAAAAACCTGCTCTTCTAAGGTCTCCTTGGTGATACTGGTTAAAAAACTTACCGCCGGGTTTTCGTCGTCCCCCTCGGCAGGAAAAAATCAGGCCCAATAGGCAAGTCTAGATCAAAGCTGTTTCCGCAGTCGGGGCATTCCACGACAATAGTGGTCTCAACGCCGCATTCTTTATCCTGGACTTCTCCCCGGAAGGCTGCCGCATCGGAAGCCGGCAGTTCGTCAAAAAACTTCCTGGTAACCGCCTTTTCTCCCTCAATTTCAACTGTCCGGAGCAGCATAGAGAAAGTCACCAGACCGTCCGGGTTTTCCCGCCTGGCCACGGCCAGCTTTTGCTCGTCTTTACCCCGCAACAAGCGCCATTTAATGGTCTTGCCTGCTTTGGGGAACGTAAAACTGAAGGTGTGGTCTGGCTCAGCATAGGCCGGGTCTTCCAGATAGCGCACTAGTAGCTCGCCCAGGTTTTCTTCCCATTCGAACCTAGCGTTACATCTGGGGCAGCTAACCCTGAAGACGTATTCATCTCCGTAGGTCAACCGTCGCAGTTGGATCATGGCAAAGACACGGTCCCCAACCAGCATATCCATGACCTTGACACCTTCCGTTAATAAACAGGCTTGGAGGACGTTGTTGATGGCCGCTGCGTCTTTTCGCTGCCGCCGGTCCAGTAGCATATTCTCCTCGGAGACCTTCATCTCTCGCATTTGACCTTCCCAGCGCCCCGGAAAGAGGAATGTCCCGGGGGTTATTTCCGCCTCAGCAATGGTCTTGGGTAAGTGCAGATTTAAGAGTTCGCCCACTCTAATCCCTCCCTAATATCTTAAGAGCCCGCTTTTTAAGCGGGCTCGAAGTAATCTATTGCTAGTGTAACCTTGCGGATCAGCTTTTCGTTAGCGGTGTTATCCCAATCCCCAGCCTCAAACTCTCGTGGCCAGGCACCGTAAACATTCCAGCGCCCCACTTCTTTTCCTGTCCGGTCTTGTTCAATAATGGCCAAGTTCCGCTTGTAATCATCCGGGTCCGCACCGCCAGTCTCCTGGGCCGCATCGAGGACCTGCTTGAACCAGTTATAAATTTCCAGGTTCTCGGTGGCCCCGTACTCCAGGGTTATATCTTCAAATTTGCCTTTACCAGGGGACTTGTCGGGAAGCAGCGCCCCGCCTTCCTCATGCTCGATTACCTCTACGCTTGCCCGCAAAGGCCCGGCCTTCTGGAAGCCGGTTTGCACAATCCCATCAATCTCCACCAGGAACTTAAATTTATCACGGAACTTCCGTGCTCTGCCTGCCACTCTTTATGCCACCTCCTTATTCAGCCTGCAGCTTGCGTTCGAATTCAAACCAAATGAATTCTGCCGGCCGGTGGGTTGCCAGACCAATACGGCCGCGCAGCAGTCCTTGATCAATGGTTTCCTGGGTGTTAAGTTCCTCATCGATTTTGACCATGAAGGCCTCCTGAGGACTTGCTCCCTTCAAGCCACCCTGTTTCCAGACTCCAAGCAGGAAGGCGTTAATCGACCTGGTGAGCCGCTTCCACAATCCGGGCTCGTTGTTCTCGAATTCGGCAAATTGGGTGCCTTCCTCAATGGATTTCTCGCAAAAGATGAAAGTCCGGCGTTCGTTAATGTAGGGAAAACTGCCGCTTCCATCCAGGGTCCGGGCACCATAGGCCCTAATCCCATATCCGCGCAGGAAGGGAATAGGATTAATCCGTGCCGGATATAGAATATCCCTAATTCCCTTATCGTTGACCAGATCGGTTTCCAACCCAATTACGCCGGCTAACAACCCATCCTCAATACCAGCCGCCACTTTCCAAACGCCTTTTATTCCATCCGTCCGTGCATAGGCTCCGATAATGAAGCCGCTGGGTGGCACTACCTTTTCCTTGCCGGTGGCCGGGTCCATGATCTTCACATTTGGGTAGTAGAAGGCCCCATAGCTACTGTTAAACCCGGCCGTGGTCTCCACGTAGGTCTTTACCTCATCCGGCGTATTGCCAAACGGTGGGTCCAGCACAGCAAAGCAGTCTCCTCTGCCAGCGCAGTAATCCAGCACTCCGTTCTGAACGGCGGAAGTAGCCACGCCAGGAACCGCGATGAGCAGACTCTCGTCGATCACGTCTAATGCATAGAGCCCCGTTCTGCCGGCCGCCGAACCGATAAAGTCGGTATCGGCCAGGCCGGTCAAGCCATCATCCCCGTTGGCCAGCGGAAACGTTCCGGCTGCCGGACGATCATTCGGGGCTGCCGTGGAACTGTCCAGGTCGGTTACCGTGATGTATTGGCTCTTGCCATTAATCCTGCTTTCTACAAAATCGGTGCTGGTATCGTCCATGGAAAGCTCGTCAAATATCTCTCGCACAACGTCCTGGCCGTTGACCGTTTCCAGAACCTCCAATTTGAACTTGTTGGCACTGTCCTTGGTTGCATCCGAAATCCTGACTTTAAGCCTATTGCCCCAAGCACCCTCGTTCAAGGCGTCCACTTGAAGCGTGTTCACTGGCGTAGCTGCCCTATCCTGAAGAGTGACCGTAGCCTTGACTGCAGTTAACGTCGTTGGATCGCCAGGATCGGTATAGTGAGCTGTCCTAACTACATAAACCCTGGCCCCGCGCTTGTTGAGGAACAGCCCGTAGGCAGCGTAGGCCAGCCATCCGTTGGAAATAAAAGAGCCGAACTTTTTTACGAAGTCGGCCCAGCTTGTGACCAGTTCGGCCTTCCCTATAGGTCCTTTTTCCGCGATGCCGATTAGTGCCGCCGTGCTGGTAGGTGCTCCCGGGATGGTGACCACCTGCGGCGGCGCTTCAGTGACAAGATGACCAGGGGAGAGAAATTCGGGCATTATTTGTCACTCCCTTTCTTCTTTGCAGGTGCCTGGTCAGGCAGGACGAGAATGTATCCCGCACGAAGGGCCGCCTGCATTTGGTTAGCCTTCACATCTTTCTTGCTTATGTCTCGCTTTTCTAATGGCAGCAGGTGAATACTCTTGCCGCCTCCCAGATCTATAGAAAGAGGCGAGTTAAGCTTGTTTTTAATAGTGGGCATATCTTACCTCCTCCCTCACTTTTTGAGGCTACTTATCATTTGGTCTGTCCCGCCAGTAGCCCGGTTCTCATAAACCGCTTCAAAGTGCTTGGCCAGCTTGCCATCCTGGAACCCACCGGTTTCCACTTCGACCCCTTCCACAATGAAGCTCCCGGCCGCCCTTCTGAGGTTGGCTGGCCCCGTAACCCTCGGTTGCCCCATGGGTTCTACTGTTCGCATCGGGTATTCCTTGTCATTTACAGCCAGATAGGGATTGGCCTCGAGGTATGCAGCCATCTTTTCGCCGATGCCCAGTACCTCCATGGAGGTTTCTGCTACAATTTCAAAATTAAAGGTCAAGTTATAAGTAAGCGCCGGGTCAAACACCCGCACTGTACCCGCAGCCTCGTCCTTTAGCTGTGCTGGCACATTGGCATCGTCTAGTCTTATCCGGTCAGCATCGGGTAGAAAAAGAATAAGTACCGGTAACCGCGCAATCTCCAGCATGTCGCTGTGCGTGGCTGATACCGTGTTCGCCAGGACATTTGCCTTTAGGTCCTGTAGCAAGGTTCGCATTACCGCTTCAAATTCGCTCATTTACCGGCACCCCCGATGGTCCCTTGGGCTACAGTTTTAGCAAAAAGCTCCTGCCAGTTTTCCTGCTCGGCCTCGAATACCGGTTCGAATGTTGGGCGCCTCGGGATTCGGATATACTTCGTATCTTTTTTGAGATGCAGTCCCTGGTGGTGGAGCCAGGCCCGCATCTTTGGGGTTACCTCAATCAAAAGGTCTCCACCTTCGCCGTCGCCCAGTTCGTGGATGGCCGCGATATTGACCAGAGACTGGCCATCAGAACCCTTTGCCGTCCGCAGCACCCCTACGAAGACGGTTGCCCCGTCTATAACCCGGCTGGTGATACTGTTTCGCAGGTCCCCGTGGTTGATAAGAGGCTTAGAGGACCCTTTCCGGGCAATGGTGAACGGATGGTTGGGTGCGTATTTCTGCCCCCCTGGGGCCCCTTCGGTCATGCCCCGCTTGAGCGCTTTTACCGCAGCCTGCCCTACCCGCGCCAGTCCGGTGCGATAGGCCTTCTGGTAGTCCTTGTCGAGGCGACTAAGGAAGGCCTTGGTTTTTGCCCAGTCACCGATCATTTTTACTCCCATTAGCCCTTCCTCCTCGCCTCGAATAAGATTTTAAGCATCCTGGCCCGGCCCCCATAGTGAACCGCCGGCCGCTTCTCAGTAATGTAAAGCTCGACTGGCTGGCCAGCTATGGCGGCGATCTTGTCGCCCTTGTTGAGCCCCCCGGGAGGCTCCCTTTCAATAAGCAGGTACCCTGTAGTCACTGGAGAGTCCCCGCCGGCCACCATGTTTAGGGCTTCGAACCGGTCGTATTTAACCTGGGCTTTGACCGTCACCGATGTTGATTCGTATTGAATCCCCCCCGTGGGCTCCCGGAAGTCCGGGTCGAAATGAGTAGCCGCCCGGTCAACCCGGTAAATGGCCACTTCTACCGGGTGTATGAGCTTTGGTTTCATTTAGACCCCCCCGATAGCTATCGGAGCCCGGAATAGGGCCAGCACGCCGTCAATATCCGGGTCGCCGGTCAAATCAAGGGTTCCCGCCAGCCGCTCCAGGGTATAGGAATGGCCGTCGGTGCTCTCGCTGACAATGCGGGCCCGCTTGCGCTCTTCCTGGCCCTCGGCATCGCCCAGCAGGGGCAACTCCCGGATGACCAGTCTCTTGGCAACCTGTTTAATCACGGTGGGGGTTAAATATTGCGCTCCCACTTTGTCTACAAAGCCCCAGGTTCCCTCGATAGAGATATTCTGGCGTCCCTCCGGCCATCCGGCGTCCCTATAAATCTTAGGGTTGCGGCGGTCATCGGGAAAAAACCGGTTATAGACTTTATAGTCGGTGATGGCCTGGCCGTCTACCTTTACGCTTACGACTTCAATAGGGAACACCGGGAGGAGAAGTGTTTCATTACCATTTCCATCGAGGGTGATGGTCATGGCACGTGGCTCGAACCACTGCCTGGTAACCCCGTCGATGTAGGCGGTGGCCAGATCAATCAGCGCGGCCAGCCGGGTATCGCCGGCTTGCTCCGGGGTGATCCCCTCGTTGCGAATTTCCTGGATTGTGCAATAAGCCATGACCATCACCTACCTATGGATCAGCTTTTTCAGGGCCCGTACCTCGGCGTCGTACTTACGGAATTCCGAGTTGGCGAACTCGATTGCCAGGTGCTCTACCACATCAAGGCTATCGTCGAAATAAAAGACCGCTCGCTTCGGGTTGCTACGGTCTATTCTGACTAACTCTAATCCCCGCAACTTCAGGTACCCGGCAAGGGCCAGGTCCGATGTTGCAAATTCTTTAATCTTTTCCATGGTTATCCTCCTTATCAGCCGGTATAGTTGTCGGACTTAACAGTCTTCAGAGCTACGTCGGCTACATTGCTGGCCGCACCTTGGCTTCCCGCTGTTACTGCTGCCGTGCTAGCGTTTTGCGTGTAACTAGCTTCCTGGTTTTCGGTGTGAACGTGGGCGTTATACTTAGCGACGAGATCGTTGTATTTTGCTTTCAGGTCGTTCACCAGGTTTGCAGTGGCTTCCAGGTCCGCGGCCATGTCGTTTAAGATCTGCCAGAGCCTTTCCTGGTATGCCCCGGCATCGCCGATGTTGTACGGTATTTTCACTTCTTATCACCCGCCGCTTTAAACAGGCCCGAAGCAAGCAGTCTCTTTACCAGCTCCGGGTCCTCGACTTTTTGAGGCACTCCTTTGACGAACTTCTTATTCCCGGAAACGAGAGTGGCCGCCCCTTTTAATATCAAAACGGCCGCTTCTCTCTCCTCGGTTTTCTCTTGAGTCGCTATGTTTTTAGTCTGTTTTTCGGCCATCTATTTTCACTCCTTTTTAGGCGATGTCGTATCCGATAACCAGGGCATCGTCCACTACGATTTGGGCCGCATCCACCCGGCTGGTCATGGTGTACTCGATGACCCGCTTCCTGGGCTTCCGCTCACGGTCGTTGGTGAACTCGCGCTGGATACCGGTAGCCAGGTTCTTCCGCAAGGTAAGGACAATTATGTCGTCGGGGATAAAGTCTACCGGGAAAATGGTAACCCCTTTATATTGAGGCAATTTCCCAGTCTGGAGCAATTCGTCTGCCCACGCAGTCTGGCGGGTGGTCAACTGCTCAATATAAGCTTCAGCAACAGTGGGAGACACATAGAACCGCAACTCAGCCTTGTTGGCCTTCCACTTGTTGGGCAACATGCTCAGCATGCCCGGGAAAACCACACCTTTGTAATCAGTGCTGCCATTAGTGTCAAACTTGTGGGTGTCCGTGCTGCTCTTGGCCAGCTTGATAAAACCGTCGTCAATGGAAAGGAACGAATAGAACGGATCGGTATCCGGCGTTGCGGTGTCTCCGTTCCATGCCAAGTCGGTCAGATCGTTGGCAAACTGCATGGCCAGCATGCGGGCGATACGGTCTTCCGCCCCAGCACGCTCAATGTTGTCTTCCAAGAAGCTAATGGAGATATCGGCCGGCAGGATAATCTCCACCGTATTCAGTTGCTTCTTGCTGGTTTGGATGCCGGCGGTTTCGGTGGGCTCGGTAGCTTCTACGCCCTTACGGATGATCCGGTTTGCCACCCCGATGAAGTCCAGATCCTTCGTCGGGCCGTCCATCCGCTCAGTCCGGATATCCTTCAGGAATGCGGACTGGTCCACCATGTAGTCAATGAACTTGTTTGCTTGCTCAGGATTTAATCTGCCCCCGGTATTCAAGGCAGCCGTGGTAATGGCCGCTTTAGCAATGAGAGTCCTGTTAGAAATCGGCATTGTGCTTACCTCCTTCTTTTATCCCTTAACCGATGAATACTCCGTTCCAGAAGTCTTCGGATTTCTCTATCTTGTCCTTTTCTTCGGGGACTTTATTGGAGATACCCCGTGCCTTCTCTACCACTTCCAGACGGTCTTCCAAGGGCTTAACAGCTTGAGCTACAGCCTCCTTGATAATCTCCTGAAGATCGCCCTTCTCTTGGTCGGCCTCCGGCTTCCCGTCCGTCTGCTTTTCTAGTTTTTCTAACCTTTCGCTAATCGGTTTAGTGGCCTCGTTAACTGCTTCGGCTACCATCTTGGCCAGTTCCTCTTTGGTCACTTGCGTTCCCTCCCCGTCTTGGTTGTCGGCTTCGGCTTCGGCGATAATTTGAGCCAGGATGCTATGGGCATCCTTTAATGCTTTGAGCCGTGCCGCGCTAATCTTACGTCCTGCTTTCTCTACAGGTTCCTTGGTATATAACTCTAAAGCCTTTGCTATACCAATCTGGTTCAATTTACCTACCAGGTGAGCCTTGAATTCCTCAATGGAGCCGGTAATCCTGGCAATCTTGTCGTTTGCATTACTTTCGAGGATGGCCCTGACCACGCTGCGAAGGGTAGAAAAGGAGTCCCAGATCAGATTCTCTGTCTCCTGGGCCTGCATTGCCTGGGCAAAAGTCGGGATTTGCGCTTCGTCCTCTTTTTTCACTCCGCCGGTAAAGAATTGTTTCAAGACCTGGAAAAACCCCCTCATTTCCTGCTCTTCGGGGCGGTCGTCGTCTCGCCCGTTACTCGAGTCTTCCGGCCACTCGGCGGACTTGAAAATCTTAAACTGGCGCTTGTTGGCCCCTTTGTGAACCAGGCTCACCATTTGCACATCAACATTCCGCAACTCCCCGGGTATCGGCTTATCCATCTTGATTCACCCCCTCCTGCGCCTGTTCTGGGATTAATTCGGCGACACCGGCCATGGAATAGCCAGTGATCTCCCCATTAACAATGGCCTGCCATGTCTCTTCTTTCAGGATTTTAGTACCCAACACCCAGGCGCCCGGGGTGAAGTCCGGGTCTCCCGGCCGAGCTATGAAACTCTCCACGACAACCCCCTCGTCAGGCTCCCAGTCGTGCTGCTTGTCGATTTGGGTGAGCCGCAGGTTCTCCATGAACCGGTGGGCCATCTTTTCGATTTCCTCAGCGGTCATCCATTGGCCCTGGGAATCCCTTTCGTTAGGGACGTAGACCTCGCCGTAGACAATCCGCTTTTGCAGATCCGCCTTCTTAAAGGCAACTTCTTTCTTGACCTCACCAACCTCCCCGATCCCCAGCCGCTTGGCGTGGGCCTGCAGGTGAGCCAGGGCCTTCTTCCGCAATTCCTCTGCCGTGATGCTGTCGGTAACTGGTTTTATCTGATTTGCCCGGGCCAGGGCATTTCGCAGGTGCGGCAGGTCCACCGTGCTGTCATCGTTGGGGTCTGTCGCCCCCTTGCCATGGTGCGGCAGGTGCCTGGCCCGTTTGTCCTTCGTAGATCCCCTGGAATAGGCCGGCTCAATCACGGCAAAGGCCGCGTCGGGGAGGCTGTTAATAAAAGCCGTTGTCCATTTCGCTTTCGTAATTGGTTCCAATGCCATAGCCAATTCCCCCGTGCTCTTTGCTACATAGGCAACACTGGGATGGTCTTTGACCCACTTCTTGGCCTTATCCATCGTCCAGCCTTTGCCTTTTGGAAAAATTAAGGACTGGGCGACCATTGCCCCAGTCCCGTTTTTCAGCTTTCCGACCACCATCTTTATTCCATTGGTGTTCTGCAACTCTATCGTCCGAAACGACCCATCCTGAAAGTCGTCCGGTGCTCTAATCCGATAGCGGTAGCTGGTACTGGTCTCATCCCAGCCCTCGGCCCCTTTAGGCATATTCCCCCCTCCTCGCAAACTGACGCCGGTAAAACTCATATAACTCCTCATCCGAGGCAAACTCTGGCACTTGGCCTATTACATAAGGCCGGACTTTCTTATTGTATTCCTTCAGGGTTAGCACTTTGAAAGTCAGGGTTCCGAAGTCCTTGCGGCCTTCCTCGAGGGTGTCCTCAACCCGGTGCCAAACAAACCCGTCTTTGGTCTCCTTGACAAGCCGGCCGTAGAACCGGTGCCCGCGGTTGGTGCTGTGGAACTCCAAGATGTTCCCGCGGACCTCAACTCCGATGGCCAGCATTAAAGGCGGCCGCAGGCCAAAGGAGCTATCTTTGACCAAATAAAGTACTTTATCGCTGATCACTTAAATCATCTCCTGCACTCTAATAAATTTCTCTAACTTTTTCCCGTTAACCTCTTTGATCCCGGCCTGGCGGAGCGCTTTAATCAGAGCCTGCCGCTGTCGTTCGGTGTCGCAGGTAACCCCAATGATGTTTTCCTTGCGTATCCCCCGCCGAAACATAACCTCATTGCTGGGACGGTAGGAACTGTTTAGCCGGGTGACGAATTCTTCGGCGCTAAGCCTGCGCTGAAACCCCCGATCCTCGCCCACGCCGCCGTAATTGTCGTGGCCGTAGGCGTACCAGTCCGTTCTATCCATTTCGCTCACATCTATAATGAGCCGGTACCCGTTCCCCTTAAAAGAGTCACGGAACCGGTACTTTCCCCGGGCGTTCCTCGGCACCAAGCGCACAAAGGCACTATCTGCTCCGCCAGACACGATATCCTCCGACTGGCTGGCTCCCCGGTTAGTCAGCATGCCGTTCAGGTACCGCTGCAAGGTAGACATGAGGCCTGGGCTATCGGGAGAGAGGATATCGACCACCACCTGGGGGTCCTCCGAGACTCCTGCAAACAGGTATTCCGCACCCAGTTTCTGGTATTCCTTGCTAATGCCTTCTTCCACGAAAGTCTTGTACCCGGGCCAGACCTCTTTCTCTACCAGTTTGTTTGCTCGGGCAGGGTCGATACCCTTTTCCCGCAGCAGGCGCTCCATCTGCTCGACGGTCCGAGTCTCCAGGCTGATCCGGTATTCTTCCCTGGGGGCATGCTGCCAGGCTAATCTAGAGAGCCGCAGCAAGTGCTCTTCCTCCGGAGTAGGGTCTGCGATGGCAGCCTCCAGGTTCAGCTTTTTCAGGACTTCCTGCGCCCGTTTTGCCGCTCGCACTCCGTCCGTTTCGTAAATCCTGATTTCCAACTGGCCCATTAAGGCTCGTTCTCTGGTAGTGCCGGCAAAATAGACCGCCAAGTCCTGGTCGCTCAAGTACCAGGCCTGCCCCACCCTTGTATGCTCGCGGCGCGTCATTTGATAGACGCCTTTAGCCCGGTCGGGCCGTCCGGCCTGGAACGTGAAGCTCCCGCGGCCTGCCCTCATTTTCTTGAGTGCCTTTTCCACATCGCCGTGATAGGCCTGCGGTACCTTCAAGGTCACCTGAAACCCGGCCTGGCCGTCCTCCTCAATCCGGCGGATGGTGATCTGTTGTCCCTCGATCCGTTTCCCGTCTTTGCGGACTGCTATACCAAATGGCGTCCTGGGTACCTGGTTGAAGTCCTCCAGGATGTCCGCTCCCAAAGGCGCTTCCAGCTTCGGGACCGGAGGCTCCTTAACTGCCGCCCGCAGCCTGGCCCTGGTGCGCTCTTTAGCAATTATGCTGATCGCGTGGGCCTTATCGGGGTTCGCCAAGGCCTCCACCAGCTCCTTTTTGGTCATCTGCTGGAAGTACTTTATTTTTTGGGCCTTGGCCATTTCCTTGAGGGCTTTAACATTGAGCTTTTGTAATTCCTCCTTGGTCATAACCCTGGCCGCCAGGGGAGCTTTGACCATCTCAGCCCCAGTCATTTCATCCGCGAATTTGAAAACACCTTTGAATTTCGGGTCCCTGGCCTTGAGCAGGTCGGTAAAGAATTGTCGGAACTGTTCTCTGGTCTCCTGTTTCCTCTTGACCGCCTGGTCCAGGAAGGCCTCCGCCTTGGCTCCCTTCCCGTGTAGCGCTTCGGCGTAGGGCCGCAGGATGGCCCGGTACTCCTCATCGGGAATGGCCTCCAATCGTTGCAGGGCTGGCAGGATGGTTTGCAGGTCCAGGTCTACCTCCTTATTGGCAAAGGCCCGGTAGATTGTATTGTAAATGGGTTCTTGCTCCCCATAGACGGCGTTGGGATGGTAGTCGAGGCTCATTTTCCATGATTTTGGGTCCGCAATGTAACGAAATGCCTGTTCCTTGTCAACACTCAATATCCTGCCGTCCTTAAGCCGGATAAAGTTTCCCCCGTGACTGTCGAAATTCCCGATGGCCCAATCCAGGACGTGCTCCCGCTGAATTTGTTTCCAGTCCTCCGGGGCCAGGCTCTTCCAGTTAATCTGTTTCAGGTTTCCTTCAACATCGGTAAACAGCTTCTGTAAGGTGCCAAAGCGCCCCTGGTTATCTATGGTTACCTTGACTTCTATGAACTCCCCTGGTTCATAGAGGCGTTTGGCAATCTCGGAAGTCGCCTCCTGCACGTATCCCCTAAAGGGCTCCAACTGCCCCTGTTTGGATTGCGCCGGTTTGAAAATGTATTTCTGGCCGTCCGGCCCCTGGTAAATAAATTTCTTACCGGCACCGCCAAGGTAGGCCCCACTACCGACATATTCGAGGTTATCCATGGAGGGCAGGTCGCTTTTGGGCTTAGGCTGTTCAAACTTAATGTCCAGCGGTTCCTGGCTTATCGTGATGTCACTGAATGACGACACAATGTACGTTGTCCGGCAATGGTAATGATAAGGAGGTAGGGCCATTCCTCCTGCCGCGAGCTTTTCGGTATTCCAGGCTTGGACCTCCTTAACCTGCCGCCATGGGTGAATTGCCTTGATGTCCTCTGGCGTCTTGGCGTTCAATACGGCGTCTCTCAGTGCCACGGCGTGCTCCACCTTAAACACCTTGCCGTTCATAAACCGGCAAATAGGGGAAGTTCTCTCGTCCATGACGGCCAGTATCTCATATTCCAAGACCTGGGCTTCCACCATGCTCTGCACCCCGCCGAAGTTCCGGGCCCGGTCCACGGTGGTAGCCGCCAAACCGCGCCAGTAAACATCACTCTTGGTAAACCGGTCGCCAAGCGCGGCTTTTAACCGTCGGCCCACCTCCTCCCGACCCAGGCCTTGCTCTAAGGCCAATTGTCGTACAGTGCCGGCAATGTTTTCCCCCAGATGGCTGTCGTAGTAATCCCCGATCCAAAACACTGTGTGGTCTGCCAGCCACTGACGCGCCTGCTCGTCTACCAGCTCCAGCTTCGGCTCTATGCCTACCTGGTGTCCCACCAACTTCCGGCCCAGGATGTAAGCTGTGCCTACCAGGTTGGTTACTTGTTCTTGGGTCATGGCCTGGAGGCCGGGCCCCATTTCTCGGGCGATAGTGCTAAGTAGAAGCTTGATTTCCTTCTCGTCAATATCGCCCTCGAAAGACTGTAGGAGGGCAGCTCCTTTGTTGATGGCTTTTTGCGCCTGGGCATTCCAGCCTTCAAGCAATACCTCGGCCAGTTTTTGTTCGACCTTGCCGATGTTCTCCTCTGTAGCTGCCATTTTCGCTCCTGCTCCGAAGAGATACCGCTCCGGGCCAGCTTCCTTTTGAACAGGCACGAAAAGGAGAAAATCCAGGATATAGTCTATGGCTCTGGCGACTTCCCGCCGTTCTTCTTTACTGAGCAAGGCCCAATTCATAGTCCTCCAGCCTCTTTCGCACGTTAATTAGGAAGCTGGCAAATTTCTTCACCGCCTGGGCTTCCTCCTCGGGTGAAACCGTGGAAGCTATTCCGGCACGCAGCTTGGCCAGGTAAACCTCCAAGGGTTCTTCCAGCCATTCGGCGCCCTTTGGATCGGGTAGTTCCTTGTTGAGAATTTCCTCCATGATGCGCCGCGCTTCTTTGGTGGTCATTCCAGCCTTGACAAAGACATTGAGCATTTCGGTCATATCCTTGGCATTGTCCGTCGTAGGCGCCAGGCTCTTGAACTCCCAGTACTTCACGTCCATAGCCGGGAAGAGCAACCGGTTAATGGTAAAGTCGAAGTCGTCCCGCTCCGGCCCAAAAACCTGCTCCTCGGCAACACGCTTGCTTTCCTCGGCGGTGGAACGGTTGAAGTCCTTCGTTCGCCCGACATAAATAGGCGGTAGGCGGAAAGCCGAGCGTACTTTCTCCTGGTTTTTCTCGTCATACTCAACAAATAGGGCGTCTTTCTGCTGGGCTTCGGTCAAAGATTTTATCTCAATACCTGCTTTCTGACCAGCCGGCGCCAAGGGGTTGGGGGTAGTCTCAGCCTCAATAACGAGGATTTTATGGAACCCCTTTCGGCCTTTGATGTTATCTTTGATATAATTCTCGATGGTTCTAACGCTTTCCTTGGCCAGCCTGCCGGATACGAGAACGGCCAGTGGGGGTACGGTTTTATTGTCGAAATACTCGTAATTGACTTCCTCGGCCTGCCGGCTGCCCCTTACTGCCAGAATGGTTCCTATCCAGCGCGGAATGCCATAGGGCGACCGTGGGGAGTAAATCTTGAAGTGAATAACCTCTGTTGCAAGTACAACGTCCGGTCTTTTTGCTTCTTCTTCGGTCAGCACTTTGCCGGTTTTGGCATCTATTAGCCGGGGATCGCCGAACTCCTTAAAATAAACCGTCTTGCCGTCTCTAATCTGGACGAACCGCCGGAACCTTTTGCGGTGGGGAATTTCCTCATAAGTATTGTTGTCCTTTTTTACCCGCAAGACAATGTCAGTCGGTTCATGATCCAGAGGGGTAAGGCGCATGGTATAGCTTTCCAGGTGCTCTATCCCGGCAATTTCGCCCTTGCCGTTCCGCAGTATCTCCCAGTAAGCGTTGCCTGTTGTCTCCAGGTCCCGCCGGGTCTTGCGCCTGATTTTAGTGAAGCTCTCATCCGGGTTACAGTACCGGAAAAAGTTTCTCACCCGGCGGCGCTCGGCTTCTACCTCAGGCGGATATTTCCCGTCCTGGCCAGGTGTAATTCCCTCCGCCGGCTCCAGCGTAAAGCCAAACCCATCAATATTGGTCTCCATGGCATCTATGCACTGGCCCAGGATGTTGGAATACTCAGGGAGCAAGGTGAGCACCCGCAGGTCATAAGGCGGCTCAATCACTCCCCCTTTTCCATATAGCCCAGCAAAGGGGTCATCCTCTAGTTTGTTGCTGGTGACTATCTCTTTGCCGCCAAGCACCTGAGCCTTGTAAATAGTTGCTTGCAAGGCTTGTTCCTGGCTTTCGGCCATAACTCTCACCTGCCTACCCAATAATCAAAGCCCGGCCACCGTCGCCTCCATCGGGCTCCCAGATCTGCCACTGGGTAGCTTTCCGCATCTGCCAGGCGACACATAGGGCTGTTACTGTATCGTCAAAATTCCCTTCCCCGTCCGGAGCTCCCGCGCTACCATTGTCCTTCCACTCGAAGGCGATCATCTCGCCTTTGGTGGCCTCATCATAAACCGTAATAAGTCCCTGACGGACTGCCTCTTCGGCTTCGTCCACCATCATAAATTTAGTAGCCGAGTTAGTATCCCATCCCGGCTTTTGAGGTTTATAAAAGTAAAGCCCTGGGGTCTCGAACTCCAGCAGCTTTACTAATACTGCGTGCCCGTGGTTGTTTCGTTCTACCCCCAGGACCACCCCGTATGGCTGGCCCTGACGGTATTCCCTGGCTAGCCGGTCAACATAGACCGCCAGCACCTGCGGTTTTAGCGCACCGTGGAGAATGGCAGCCTGCTCCCAGGTAGACATCTTGAAAATTTGGGCGCAGGCCCGGTCTCCGTCCGGCAGTCCTTCGGAAGTGTCTACACCGATAGCATATCGTTCCCCGGGGACCGGCCGCTCCCACACCCGCAGATAATTATCTCGATAAATGGGCTCCTTTTTGGGCCAGCGTTCAATTATGGCCGCATCAAATACTGGCCGGCCGCTTTGTAGAAAGTTGCACTCGTACTCCCGGGCAAATTTCCTGGGCCCTAATCGTCGGATTTTGGCCCGCCGCCATTTAATTTGTTCCGGCGTGAGGTTATAGTTGGCAATAAGGTTAAGCTCCTCGTCCGAATAGGGCTCGAGGCTTTCGCCGGGCTTTAGTGGCAGCCTGTATTCCGGATTTGCCCACCACGGGTATTCGTGCAGCCTGAACTCGCTTTGCCCGGCTCGGGCTTTTTGGACCTCACGATGGAAATAGTCTCCTACGCTGTTTGGCGTGCTCTCTATCGTGATATTCCCGCTTTCGGGCACCGCCTCAAGTAAGCCCGTAATAGTTTCCTCTGCGTTCGGCCAAAAGGCGACCTCGGTAGCCAGCAGGTTGTTAATGGTTTCCGACCTGCCGGCGTCATCGGTGGCCGAGGCGATAGTAATCTGGCTTTCCAGGTCTGGAAAGGTAAACTCGTATTTATTGTCGTACCGCACCCGCGGCCGAAACTCGGGCGGGATGCGGAAGAACATCAGTTTGAGGGCGGCCAGCAACTTGCCTGCCGCTTCCCGTTTATGGGCCACGATCTTGGTATGAGTGGCCTCATTGGTTATGGTATCGTGTAAGTATTCGCCCAGCTTGAGAGTGGAAAATCCATGTTGCCTACCTTTTAACACCAGGTCTCTCTTGGTTCGCCGGGCCATATAATGTCGCTGGACCGGGTTTAAATAAAAAGGAACTATCCGCTTGTTCTTACTGCGGACCCATAAGAAATTCTCGATATACCAGACTGGGTCCAAGAAGTTTTGTTCGTTGATTTTCTCGGCCATGTTGACCGCCGCCTATTCCGGATCATCTTCATCATCTGCCCCCTGCCTGGCTGCTTCTGCCGCTGCTGCCCTTTCGGCCTGCAATCTTCTAACCCTATCCTCCCAGCTTTCAGTAGTAACAACAGCCTGTTCAGGCACCCGTTCTACAACGCCCAGGCTCTGCAAAAGCTTATAATGCTGTTCTTCGTCCGCCTGAATGTCACGTAGTATACGGTTCCTTATCCCCGGGTCCTTGGCGTTGGCAAACTCCTGCCAACGTAGCATTTGGCGCTCATGATAGTTTGCGGTAGCCTCCCACAGGGTCCGTTCCACCGGCTGCTTCAGGTCGTCCCGAGCTACCAGATTGTTGTGTTCCACAATGGCCTTAATATCGCGCTCAATCGTCCTCGTGCTTACGTTTAGGACCTGGGCAATCTGATCTATCGGCCATCTCTTGACAAACCGAAGGCGCATTACTTTTTTGCGCCGCTCGATTATTTTGCGATTCGGTCCAAGTTGATACTTGCCCATTTTCCTCGCCTTCCTCTATGGCAGCTCCGGCCAAGTAGTCAGCGCAGATAAGCTCGAGAGCCTGCCCGCGTGGATTCTTCATTAATCCCTGAGTCCTGATTACGTGTTGCAGGGCCTGGTCCACCACGTGTAGTTGCTCGGGGAAAAGAGCGAACCGGGTAACGATGGGGGCATTCTCGCCGGCTAGGTCGTCCCGCCCCCGGTCCAGCTTTGTTAGGTTTTGCATGGCGTTGATTACGAGGTCGTGATCCCCGGCGGGGCACTCGATCTTGATCTTGATCTCGCAGAACGTCGCCTCGCTCTCCAGCATGGCCTGCTCCACGAAATCGTGTAGGCTTTTCTCTTTATCCTTGTAGATGGTGGCCGAAATAAAGATAGGTTCTGCCCGCCGCTCCTTCTCAGCTCGCTCCTCGACAACCTTGTCGATATCCGTGGGCAGTTTAAGCAGGGCCAGGCTGTCCTTTAACTCGGCCTTCTCGTAAGGGAGGGCTGCCTCCAGATCCTCCAAGGTCATGGTTCTGTTAAGGTCATGGATAAGGTTTGCCAAGCGAATGGGGACAGCGTTTCCTCGCAGGTAATTCAATTGCACTGTCTTTAGCTTGGCCTCGGTTTCATCTATATCCCAGACCACGGCCGGAATTCTGGCGTGGCCCAAGTCCTTTAGTATGAGCCAGCGGTGATACCCGTCAACAATTTCCCATTCTTCAGGCCCTATCGGCCGCACCACAATAGGCGGCACTTTTCCTTTGCGCTCAATGTCAGCTCTCAGCTTGGTCAGGTTCTTTTCGTCGATCTTGTTCGGGTTATAGGTATTGGGCCTGATTTTGTCTATCGGTAGCAATCTAACCTCTGTTGTTCTAACTTCTCCCATCAGTAAGGCCTCCCTACAATGAGGTACTCCTCGTTTTTGGCCTGGTGCTCCTCACTGGCAGCTCCAGTCATATGCTTATATTTAATCCGATATGCCTGGACTGCTCTGTATTTACCCACCATGTCTACCAAATCACCCAAACACTCATTAGCACCGCCCGCGTTCCCCATGCTCACGATCCAGACAGGAATATGCCTGGCTGCCTGAAATACTTCGTCTAGAAATTTAATGCCGTCCTTTCTGCTAAACTCGCTCTTTTTTGCCTTAAACATCTGGCCAGCCAGTATCTGGTCCAGGACGTGATATTCTTCCTCATAGGCCAATGTGCCCGCATAGGGCGGATCGAAATAGACCACATCCGCCTGTATCCTGGGGAGAAAATCCAGAACATCCAATTTGAAAACCTGATTTTCCTCGGCGTTGTCAATCACGCCAAAGTTAATCGCCTGGGCCAACTCCTGTAATGCTTCCGGGATCGGCCGCAGTGCCGCTCGGATACTGGCATGATAGGTTCGATTCTTGATCCATTCGATCCGGCGCTCCTCCATGGGAATATTAAAGGCGTTCGGGCTGGAAAATTTGGAGTAAGGCCGGAGATAAAACACGAACTTAACCAGAAGTAACAGGCTCAGGTACTTCTTTGGCCCTTCGTCCATTGCCCGCACTACGGCCAGGGCGTTGTCCAGGAATTCCGCGTGTTTAGTTAAGAAAACTTCCGGACAGAAGTTAGTCTGTATAAAGCCATCATTCTCTGTCGGCAGGAACAGCCGGTTTATATCTATATCGGTTAGCTCAATCCGGTTGTTCTCTATCAATGCCTTACCGACGATAAAAGACCGCTCAGCTATGTCGTTAGCTAGGACCCGGTATCCCATAGCCTTGGCCATCAGGGAAACAGACCCGCCGCCCAGGAATGCGTCAGCAAATACCGGGGCCTGGATTGCTGGCGGCGCTGCCTTAAAGATCGCTTTAACCAGTTTGCGTTTGCCCCCGCAATAGGCCGGCAAGGCGTCAAAGAACCGCAGTTTAGTCATTAGCTTACCAGCTCCCGCAACCACCCAAGTAAAAACGCGCCCATTTTGGCGCGTCGGGTATTTGGGTATAGTTGTGCTTGGGTAAATTATAGCATAAAACCGTCACGCCAGAGGGCTAAAAATCCGTCAATTTTCCGTCAAGATCGTGAAACAAACCGCACCCCTCCAGCCCAGTAATATCAAGGCTTTTCGGATTTGCAGAGTCGTCAATTTTCCGTCACATTTATGAACTAAAAAAACGGGTAAATTCTTTGAGGTCGTCATCAGGCACCTGCTGGAGATATTGACTTATGATAGCCCGGACCTCAGCTAGTCGCCGGCCTACGGTCTCCTTGCTTATATAGAGCCGGCGACTGATTTGCTTATAGGTCATGTGCGCCCTGTATCTCATCCGGTACACCTTACGCTGCTCCGGGTGTAGAGTCTTGATGCCCCTATCCACTGCATCTAACACTGCGGAAACTGCAGCCCGTTTCACGGCCACCTTCTCCACCCCGCTCACCGGGTTTCTAGTATTTTGCCGGCTTAGTGCAACCACCGAGGTTGATGACCTAGGCACAATAGCCTCTATCTGGTCCCGCAGTACTGGCAGGTTATAAAGTATCCAATCCACCATCTTTGGGGTAATTTCGGGGGTGGGTCCGGCTTGTTGCGCCTTCATCCTATCACCCTCCCGGGGTAGACCTGCCGCAAGGCCCCCCTGACCCTCTTCCAGCGATCATGCCTCATCAACGAAATAATCTCCGCATGGGTCAGGTTGAGTTTATTTTCTGTCTCTGCCTCTTCTCCTTTATCTATAATCGGCTTGTCTACCAGTAACCCAGCCTGCCTGAGCAAAGTCAGTACACCGGGTTGGGTAACAAGAATATATTCATAAATAGTGATAGTCACCGTACCTACCCCCTTTGGCCTCTTATCTAAAATACGGGTCACCGCTAACCCGCCGCACTCTGATCTTCTCCCCGGGACCACCGGTAATAACCAGGCGCTTGTTGCTCCGGCGCTCCTGCCTTCCATCACGCGGCCACTTGCCTAACCTCGGTATCTTCTTCCCCATATGTCTTGCACAGTCCTTGCCCCACTTAACTTGACACCGCCGGTAGTCCCGGCAGTTGGCCATGAGGCAATACCTGATACGCTCTTTTTCCTTCCTGGTCAACCTCGTTCCCTCCCCCCTGAAAACCACAGACTGTCCACTATCTGCAAATAATCCAGCACTACTCGATTTCCTGACTTGACCTCCCACTCTGGAGACATTTGCTTGAGCGAAATAGAAGCCCGGCCTCCTTCATATTTCCAAGCCAGCAGCCCTTTTCGCCAGGCCGTCCACGGGATTACAAAAAAGCGCTCCATTCCGAAGCCAACCAGCACAAACCCAATACCCCCATCTCTGGCCCAATCCTCCAAGAACTGGGCCTGGTGGTCCTCTAGTCTGTCCCACCTGATCCGATCCCCGGAACAATGCTTGGCGTCGAATGCGAGAGAGTGACCGCGGTAGGTCCCTAAGAAATCTACCGCGGCCTTTTCCTCCACTTTTGCAGTTACTATTCGCCCCCGGCTGTCCCGGAGGGGTATCCAGGCGGTGGGCACCTTGTGGATCACCGCCCGGCGCTGCGCCCGGTACTGTCTATTGGCCATGATGATCAATTCCTCCAGGGGGCGCCCTCGGTTGGCCTGGATGCTAATCATTCTGTTGCCTCCGTGTTTTCTGTCTCGGTAAAAAGCCTTATCTCGAGTTCCTCTTTGGCCTGGCTTAATTTTTCTAGTAAGCCCTGCCGCATTGCCGAATAAGCGAACGATAGTTTGATTTTTTCCCTGGGACCTGTCTTGATTTCAATGCAATACCTTTGCCTTGGAGTATTTTTGTGACTGTATCTTTCATGAGCTTCTGTTTCTGAGTAATCCCCGATATAACGGTTACGGTTTCTCTGCAGTTTATTCATGCTGCTCCCTCCTCCGTATTCTAAGTAGTCCCTCCGCCGCCTGGTCCAGCCTGGCCCGCTGTTCCGGCGTGAACTTCTCCAGCCATCTGTCCGGAATGGCTTCATAACCCCAATAGACACCGGCCAGGCCGCCGGCAATGGCCCCGATGGTGTCCGCGTCTCCCCCAAGGTTTACGGCTCGGACGACCGCATCCTCGAAGCCTTCGGCTTCCACGACCGACCACATAGCGCAGTGAAAACTGTCTACCGTGTACCCGGTTGGCCTAAGGTTACTCCCATCACGATTGATAGGGCTTTCCGCAATCTCTCTTAACTCTTCCCTGTAAGTTTTCCGGGCTATTATCTTTCGCACCAGATGAACGGCCTCAACTATGGCTTTATAACGGTCTGCCGTTCCTTCAAAAATGTTCCGCACCGCCAAAGAGTAGACGGCGCAAGTAAGAGCCGCCTTTATGTCCCAGTGCGTCATCCGTGCTATATTCACGGCAAAGCGGTAAACGTCAGGTATCAATCGGTAGGCAACCCCCACCGGCAGGGTTCGCATCAGCGCTCCGTTGCCGGCGCTCATGCCTCCCATTTCCCGGTGGGCCCGCTCGGCCGCCACATGCCATTGCTCGTGGGTGAGATTATCCCGGTCCCAAATACGGAAAACCGTCCGAATGGTGTTCCCGATGTCCGGCGGGTTGGTGTTCCGCCACCTGATGAAGGCCTGCCCGATGTGCGGGACCGGGTCCTCTGGATCAGCTATAATCCCTTCGGCTACCGCCAGGGTCATCTCGGTGTCGTCGGTCCATTCCCCGGGGCGGAGGTTGAGCCATCCTCCGCCCACGATGTCCCGCAGCTCCCCGTATTTCTGCCGGATTTTATCCCGGCTCATAAACTCCACAGTAGCCCCAAGGGAGTCCCCAACTGCCACTCCATAAAGGCCGCCCCTAATCCTGTTTTCCATACTGATTGGTTTCATCAATGTTCCCCTCTTTCTTTATCGACCTGCGCGCTCCAGTGGGCTCTGCAGGCACTTTTGTAAGATCGCGACCGCAATATGGGCAAATCCACCTATACCCCTCGCCTACGCTGTACGAGTCTTTGCCACAAGCCGGGCATGTCTTTCTCACCATCGTCCTGCACTCCTTTTTGTTTAGCCAGCCGGAGTAATGTGTTATACCGGCTTTCGGCCGCCGTGAGTTTTAATATCGCTGCTTCAACAAACTCTGGTTCGGCCATTCCGAACTCTTGTTGTGCTTTTAGCCACTCGGCGTGGGCTTCCCTCAACTCTCTGGCTGTAACCGCCATGTTGTTTCCCCCTTTCTCTGAGGTACTCCAGCGCCTCTTCGAGGCTTTCACACCGAACAGTGGCGTGGTACTTGAGCCAGTGACTCTCCTGGTTGGCGCGACCCCAAAGGACAATCTCCTTCTTCCTCTCCCAGGCATACCGGATTTCCATGGCAGTTCCGATGTAGGCCTTATTGTCGTGGTCCATTTCCACCAGAAGGATGTCTGCCTGGTTAATATCTTGAAGGTCCCGCTCCACAATATCCTTTGTGTCTGTATCCGCGGGCTTCCGGCCGCGGACCGGGTTAAGTACGTAGTAACCAGCCGCCTCCAATACCTCTGCAGCATATAAGCGCCACTCGGTAACCGCCTTCCAGGAGTCATGACCGTTAACGCTGCCGGCAAGATAAACGGTCAATTTCGGTTTATATCCCCAACACTGCCCCGTCCGCCACATGTATTCCGGCTCAGTGAATGCCCGGCACCGGTTAGCCTTTTTGTCGGCTTTTAGGCACCTCTGGCATTTGTCGATTAAGTCCGCTTTAGCCATTGGACCGCCCTCCCGGGATTACCCGCAGGCATCGTTCCGTGCGATATGACTCCAGCCGAAAAGTTTCCGGCAGCCTGACTTCCCGTCCCAAAACCCGGCCGATTATCTCGGTGAAACCGACGGCTTCCTCGTCTCCCAAGCCGTACTTCTCGGCGATGTATTCCCACCCCAAGGGCGGCCCGTCTGCGGTCAAGAAGTATGTCTTTCTGGTCAGATTAAGCAGGGTTACCATGGCATAGCTGCCGCTCCAGATCCCGCCGTGTTTTCTGGACCGTTCCTCCAGCCGGGGAATAGGGGTAACAGAAAACACGTATTCAATCCCTCTGGCAAATCCCATGTAGAAAACCGTAGATGAACAGGCTGCCCGTTTATGTTGTCTATTTAACTGCCGCTTCCAAGGCCAACGCATCCCGTCCGCCCCTCCTTCTCAACTCATACCCAGCCCAATAGTAGTTCTCCTGGAATTCACGCCGCCGGCGTTCCTCTGTCTGGCGAGGAGTTTCTTGGGCCAGTAAGCCCTTAAAGAACACAATGGCAATTCCACGCTCATAGTCGATACTGAAGTCATTAAACCCGGCGGCTTCAAGCCTCGCCGCTATATTCCTGTAGGCAACCATTTATTCACCCTCCCCCATTAGCCTATAATTAGCTTCGCGACCTTGAACCACCACCATGTGGCCCTTGCCGCGCTCGATGATCCGGGACCCAATAGTCTCGTTATCATCAATCTCCAACAACTGGTAAGGCGTTCGGTTGCTGCTAATTACCGTGGGCAAAAGATTCAAGTACCGGTAGTTGAGTACCTCAAAAGCGATTTCTAACTCGAACTCCCGGGGTTCCTTTTTCCCCCAGAAAAGGTCATCCCATACCAGAAGATTGACCTTCTTCATCTGCTCCAGTCTAGCGGCAATTCCGGCTTCCCCCTGTTTTCCGAGGGCATCTTTAAGCTCTCCTAGTCCCTCCACGTGTTGGAAATACAGGACCGGTATTCCCTGGGCCAAAAGGCGATTGGCCACCGCCATGCTGAGGTGTGTTTTACCGGCCCCGGCCTCGCCAAGGAGGACCAGCCAGTTGTTTTCCTGCTGCTGTATTGCCGTAAACCGTTCAGCATAGTCTCTGGCGCATTCAAACATCTCCTTGATAATAGGCGGCCGGCCGTTGATTATGAAGTTCTCAAAGGTCTTAGCCCGGAATGCTGGGGTAATCTGACTGCTTTTGAAAAGCCTTTCGAGGCGCTTCTGCTCCTGGCAATGGCATATCCGGGCGGTATTGTCATCGTTAAGGATAATCCCCCGGTCCTGGCAATCAGGGCAGTGGTACTCATGTTCCCTTCCAGAGAAATTTGTTGAGGTCGATTTTCGTCCCCGCATCCGCTCTTGGAGATGCTCGAGGAGGTTGGCGACCTTGTCCATTTAGCTTCACTCCCTTTCCTTCAAGTTCACGTTCTTTGAGCAAGCGGCGCATTATACCTGCCGTGTAATCCTCCCGCTTGCTTGGGTATTTGCGCATGTGAATATCCAGGGCCTCGAGGACGATCTCAACGGGGAAGCGTTCCCAATAATCCATCTCCTTTGCGACGATGCTAGGTGCTATTTTGCCTGTCTTTCTGGTAAATCTAATGGTTTCCCAATAGCTGCGGATAATGGCTAGCTGTTCGTTGTTGTATCGTGGGTATCGCGTCAAGACGTCCTCGATAGTTTGTGACCCGTTCTTCTTAGGGGGGGTAGGGGGGGTTATATCCACCCCACTACTTTCTTTAATACTTTCTTTAGGAGCCCTGGAGCCCTTGCCCCCGTTGGCTTCCGGAGCACAGTCGGTTACTGTTTTGGTAACCAACTGGTTACTGTTTTGGTAACCGTCATTTTCAGGCGTGGTTACCGTTTTGGTAACTTTGGTTACTGTTTCGGTAACTTCTCCACTTTCATCAGTTACTGTTTTGGTAACTGCCCTGTCTCCAAGGTTGCGGTGGAGGACTGCTTCGAACCTTTTTCTATCAGCGGCTCCTCTAACCAGGCTAACCCTCCATTGGTCGTAGTCTTTATTCAGGGTAATGCGCTCACCATCTATAAAGAGCACCTTGGCTTGAACCAGATAGTCTAACTCCTTGCGCACATGGGTCTTGTAAACTCCTACAAGTTCAAAATCCACGGGCCGAAGAAGGGCGCTTTTCTTGCCGCAGCCATAACTCATCCGGATCACCAGATCCAGAATGTTTCTCTGGCGCTTGGTAAAATCGGTCTGCATTATGGCCGTATAAAGTTCATTTGATATTCTGGTGAATTCATCAGGTTGTGGGTTTGCCACGTGCTTGCCCTCCTCCGGTTTTTTTATCCTTATCAGTTGATCACTTCCGGGTATTCACTCCACTCTCGTCCATCCAGCAGGCGGCCGGCGTGACGCTTTCCAACCTTGGCCATTGTTATACCAACCCTCCCAGTGATAGCTGCTCGTATGCCTCTGTCATGCTTCATGTCTTCTTCAGATAGTCCCGTTTCAAGCACCACGTATTGTTTGGGTAGCGGTAATCCTTTTTCAATCCGGTTGGCTTGGTCAACTACCATCGGTTTGCAAGGCGCCCACTCGCCCCAGCTCTTAAAAAAGAAGCTGGTACCCGCGTCCTGGCATTGGTCGCGTAAACTGCGAACCCAGTTTGGGTTGCATGGCCTTGCGTTTGGCCCCGTTTCTCCGCCGACAATAACCCAATCTATTACCGGTGTATCAGGCGGAACAACTATTGCCGCCGGCGTTTGGTATGATATGCCTGGCTCTTTGCAGTCCGGGTCATCCTCCAGTGGGAGTGCCGGAACGGCTCTGTATACATGGCCGCATGGGTATGCGAAGGCAAATAGTTTAGCCGCTTCTAAATCGGTTGTAAGATAAACCTTGTCTGCTCGTTGGGGGCCGCTTGGGTCGATTTCCTGTGCATATTTAAGCAGTGTTGACTTTCCTGTTACGCTAGGTGGAAGAAGCATATCTCCTACACGGAGCCCTGGCACTCCGCCGTGGTAGTAGCGTTTTAACCATGGCCTTAAGTCAACCGGGCCAAGTAATGGCTCACAGCTTACAAAATGGACTGCGGCAGGCGTCTGCAAAAGCAGAGGTATCCGCTTGTTGGCTGCTTCCTGGTTCTCGACGGTAACACCGACCCATAGATTGCTTATGGTTCCGTGAATGCATCTCTTAAAAAAGTCCCTCATTCGCTTTGGCCGCTTGGTAAGAACAAGGAAAATATGTTGCTCTGCCGCCATGATGGTATCAAACACCCTGCAAAGAAACCCTCCATCGACGTCATCGTGAAATAAATCCCCCATGCTGCACACGAACACACGTCTGGGCTTTTTCCAGCTTAAAGGCTCGTTTAACCGCTCCGGGTGCAATGTCACCCGGAAGGGATCGTCTTTCGGGTACCCGCACCGGCCCCGAAGCCTGGTGGCCATTCGTTTAGCGTAGCAGTTCTCACACCCCGGGCTGATTGGCGTGCAACCTGTGACCGGATTCCATGTTACTTCTGTCCACTCAATTTTGCTCTTGTTCATGGATCGACCACCTCAAAATCGACTACCCATACCAGCGCGTCCGGGTCCCACCACCCGTATATACGCTTAAATACTTTTTGATAAGCCTGGACGGTTGGGTAGCCTTCCCTTTTTGCGTCCTCTTCCGAGATATCCCCCAGGCGTTCCTGGCGAACATCCAGGATACGAAGCCTGGCGAACGGCTTGCTCCCCTTCTTAAAGTTGAGCTTGGCTTGGTGTATGGACCCGGGGCGCCACCGGCGTTTGCCGGTGCGCCGGGTCTGGGTCTTTTCTCCCCTTAAAATTGGCTGGACGTGCTCTGGTTTGAACAGGATCATATCTCTATGCCCCGCTTTCGCAGCTCCGCCCGCCAAAAAGCCTTTATTTCCTCGCTGCAGTGGGCCATCGCATCTTCCCAGGTTGGCCAGCGGCCATGGTCATTAAAAAACTTATACTGGTAAAAAAGGCTTTGCTGGTTATGCGGGTATTCTGGCGGGTGGTCCACTGCGCACTCCTGACAAACATTTGGGGGTGGGGCCACCAAGCCCCATGGCCCCAGATTCTTCCCGGATATCACTTTAATCATTGTTTTTGCCACCTGCACTTTCGTATATCAGGTCTAATATCTCTGCATACCACGGCTCGTTGTCGAACTGGCTGCTTTTGTGGGTTGCTATTGGTCTTTCCGAGGCTGGGCAATAAACTGCAAAATGGCCGTTCCAGGTATTGACTCTTATTTGCAACATCCTGTTGTCCATATCCCTAAGCCAGATAAAATCGCTGCCTTTGGTATCGTAGTCATGTGTATCTACTTCCCAGCCGCCTTGTTTGGCAGCGGCAATGATTTCATCATGACTTTTCACTCCTTTAAACTTTTTCATGCAATCATCACCTTTCTTTAGCGTAGCTGTACTGGAACAAAAACCATCTTTCCGGTAAGCTCTTGGATTTCGCGCTTGAAGCGTTCCGCGTCGCTGTTGTCGTCACTTAAATGCAGTAGCCAGATTTCCCGAACTTTACTCAAATCGTTAGCCTTAAGGAACTCCTTAACGTTCTTCAAGCTAAAATGAGATTGTAATAAGCGGTTCTTTAGTTCAACTGGCACCAGCCCACTGGCGATGTTGGCTTTCAATATATCCGGGCAGTAGTTGCATTCGACCATGATGTGCGTAAGGCCGATAAACTTGTAGCGAATATAATAGGTGTCAGTGGCGTATATTAACTTATCCCCATCCGGGGTAGCCATCAGGAAGCCCAATGGTTCCGCCGCGTCGTGCTGGGTTTCAAATGGCAGCACGGTCCATGTTCCAATTTCTAGTTGTCGCTTGGCTTCAATGGTCTTTACTCGATGGCCATCTATGCCCAGGGCTTTTTTTGTTCCCTGGCTCATGTAGCAGTCAATCCCCGCCTTAATAATGTCCCTCGCGGCCTTGCAGTGGTCCTGGTGCTCGTGGCTGATTAGGCAACCGGCAATCTCCGAAACCCGAAAATTAAGGCCGCGCTGTATGTCCTTGTATGGAATTCCGCACTCCAGGAGGAGCGGGGTGCTACCGTCTGTCACGCGGTAGCAGTTCCCCCGGCTCCCGGAGGCGAGTGCTGTAATCTCAATCATTAAAACCCCGGTCCTTCGTTTATGGCTGCTTCCGGTTGCCCTGCTTCCTCCGCCTCCGCTTGGGTTGTTATGTCTATGACTTCCTGGTTAGCTTCGCTGGCTATTTCACGCTCTACTGCACTCTCTATATCCTCGTCTCTGTCGGAGGTTAGTGCCGTTATCATGTCAGTCGAAAGTATTCCGTATTTCGAGAGCAGCATCCGGGTCACCGTCTTCATGGCCATCTCGTCGAAGTTAGTTTTCCAGGCCGAGTTGGGCGTGTTATACGATTTGCTG